TACCGCTCGGCCATCCGCATCAGCTCGGGGATGATGTTCCTGGCCTCGGGCGGCGGCGGCTCGTACTCAGGAATGTCGGGCGGCTTGCTGAACAGGTTCTTGGCCGCACTTGCGAGCCCTGCGACAGCCGCCAATGTCTCCAGCAGCGCCACGCTACATCACTCCCCCTTGTGGCGGCGCGCCCTGCGGCGGGCCCGGCGGAGGACCGGCCTGTGCCTGCGCCGCTTCCGCCTCGGCCTGCGCCTTCTCGCGCTGCCTGATCTTCCGCTTCAGCCGTTCGATCTGGTAGCCACCCTGCTCAAGCTGAACGAGGTCGCCCACCGTGACCGTGTTGAACCCGTCCTTCTCGGCGACCTTCGACAGGTTATCGATCTGTGCGCGCCTCGACAGGGGCTCCCACGTTGACTCGACGATCCGAATGTCCCAGCCGTGCTTCATGTTGTCCGGGTTCATCTTGACCCAGAACGAGTCGTCGGTCACGCCGCCCTCGGGCCGCACCATGTCGAGGTCAACCATCCCCTCAAGCGCGTTCGGCAGCGGGCCCGTGATGCGCACCCACCTGTCAGTCGCGTAGAACTGCTGGATGATCGACACGGTGAGCTCCACCACGCGCTTCAGGCACCGGGCCTTGTTGCCGGCCTTCTGCCTGACCTCGACAAGCTGGGACTCGCGCAGCTCGCGCACGACCTCACCCGACGCCGGGAACCCGCGCGCGCCCGGCGGGATGACATCCTGAACGCGCATCGCCTTGTCGATGGACTCGATGAGCATCTGGCGGTAGTCGAACAGCCTCGGGTTGACGTTCCCGAGCTCAAGCCGCTTCGGCGCGAACCCCGGATGCGCGCAGTCGATGACCGCCGTGGGCTTGGCCGCGTTCTTCTGGAGGTCGGACTTCTTGACCCTGCCCTGCGGGAACCTGAGCCACGCAGGAACCGTGTTGAGGTGCAACCCAAGCGCGATGAGCGACTCGACCAGGTTGAGCTCGCGGTTGAGCTCGATGGCCTGGCGCCCCGCCGCGTCACCGTAGAACGACTTCGGGTCGGTCACGTCCACCATGTGGGCGAACGGCCACTTTCCGTGGTTGTACGGCTGGTCCTCGTCGATCACGACGCGCTTGCCGGCGATCACGATGTGGCGGCCGTTCGGCCACTTCTCGGGGTCGTCCCTGACCCACACCTCGCGCACAACGACCTCGCGCTTCGAGTCGCCGGACGAGAAGAACGCCTTGCCCGGCATCAGATGTGTCGAGCCGCCGTCGTCCGTGCCGTCGGACGCGATGGTGTTGGTCGTCTCACGCGGGCTCGCGCCCTGCGTGTCGGCTCGCTCGCCGAGTTCGCTGTCCTTCGGCGCGCTCGTCTCGGGCTCCGTGAGCCCGTAGCGCGACTCGACCTCGGCCGCGTCCATGCGGGTCTGCGTGATGACGTACCGTGCGCCGTCGAGATCGAGCGCGTCCGGGTCGATCCAGATGTCCTCGGCCGGCCACATCTGGACCCGCACGTCACCGAGCCCGCCCGTGAGGTCGGAGTCCCACCACACCTTGAGGTACCCGGTCCCGATGATGCGGGCGTAGCGCGATGCGAGCGAGATCGCGTGGCGGTTGTAGTCGCGCGAGAGGATGGCGTCCTTGCCCACGTCCAGCAGCGCGGCGGCTACCTCGTCGCCAGGCTCCTGCGGGTGAACCTCGGCCGAGATGTTCATCTCCTCAAGCAGCGCCTCGGCGATCTCAATGTTGCGCCCGATCCGGTTGTTCGTGTGCTGCTGGTACCCGGTGAGCGGGCCGGGGTAGCCCTTCCAATGGTTCGCGCCGCCGACGTAGAAGTCGAACAGGGTCTCCCAGTTCTCGTTCTCCGAGCCCGCGACCTTGGCCCGCTTCTCCTTGGCGCGGTCGAGCATCTGGTTGACGCGCGCGACGATCTCGCCCTCGCTCGCGTCAGTTAGGTGCTCAGGCCGTGCGACGTTCGGATCCTTCGTCACTTGTGGCACCACCTCAGCATCGCTTCGCCTGTATCCTCCTCGTCATCGTCAGGAACGTCGGTCGATGTGCTGATGCTCGCGCCGAGCGAGGCCCAGTCCACACGATCCTCGGTCTTGTCCTCCGGCGCGAACTGTCTCCAGCCCTCGACCGCGAGCGCGAGCGCCATCACGCGGTCGTCGTACTTGCCTGGCGGGGCCGAGTACGCGGCCATGCCGCTCCTCGTGTAGTTGTGCTCGAACTGCAAGAGCTCCTGCGCCGTGTCCCTGTCGTGCAGCACCATATCCTTCTCGTAGAGCACGCTCGCCAGCCTGTCGAGCACGATCTTCTTCGTCCTCCCGCTCGTCACGAACCCCGGCCTGCTCACGTTCACCGAACCGCCCATCTGGTCAAGCCGCTCGCGCCAGTAGAGGCTCGGATAGCCGATGTCGTTGTACAGCAGACCGCACGTTACGGCACCGGGGCCGGTGAACTCGCAGACGATGTACGCCTGGTTGTAGAACAGCCCCATGTTGCTCAGTTCGAGCGCGAACATCCGAGGCGGCACCCTGCCGTGCCAGACGGCCACCTGCTCCAGATTGTCGTGCCTGAGCACCTGCGCGCACGAGTAGTCACCCTCGCTCGACGCCTCGGCCACGTCGGCCCCGATGGTGTAGTTCGCTCCTGCGACCGGCGGTGCGTAGATGACAAGATCGCCACGGTCGCTCGGGTCAAACCGCAACACCACCGAGGTCGCGCCTGAGTCCTCCTCTGAGTCCGACAGCCCCGGCGATACAGTCCTCCGTCTCCAACTGGTGTCGGAGAGCCTCGGTGTCGAAGTACCCGGCACCGGAGAGGATGAAGCAGGAGTAGTCGTCCTCGGGATAGAGCTCAAGAAAGTGCTTCTCTCCTCGAAGCTCAAGGACCTTGTTCCTCCTGAACGCGATCTGCTCCAGGGTCAACCCCTTGCCGGTGAGTTCGCGTTCCTTGTCCGTCAGGCTCATTCCTCCTGCGAAGGCGGCACGGTACTCCGGCGAGCCCCTGCTGAACCTGTACTCCGGGTGCTTGTGCCACTCATAGAAGAACGCCCTGAACGTCGAACCGCCGCTCCTCGTGAGCCCGTATTCGTCGTAGAACCATCCGCGCGCGCCCTTGGGCGTGGACTCGACGACGATCTCGCAGTCGATGGGGACCGTCTGGAAGAGCATCCTGAACGAGTCGTCGTACCACCTCGGGTCCGAGGCTTCCGTGACGTGGAGACGCTGCACGGTCCGACCGAGCTTGGCACCGGCTCCTTCCATGACGGTTGCGCCGGATCCGACGCGGATGGACGAGCGGAGCTTGTCGAAGTAGATCTCCACCGCGCTGTCACGCCCAACGCTCGGGCGAGCCCACTCAGGCATGAACTCAATGAACAGGCGAACCACGTCCAGAAGCTCGGTAGGCAGAGCCTTCTCGTGGCCCATGACGAGGTAGTTGTAGTCGGGGTGCCTGATGGCCTCGAAGAACCCCATGCCGAGCTCGTTGCGGGTGAACCCGCCCTGCCGGAACTTGAGGATGAGGCTTCTGAGGACCTTTTCACGTTCCCGTATCTCCCACAGCTCTCGCTGGATGGGCCAGAGCTCGAACGGCTGGAGCCCTCGGCTCTTCGTCTGCACCTTGAGGTAGTTTGCGGCGAACGCAGGGTAGTCACCCTCCGACAAGATGCGCTGGAACTCGTCCTTCTCCTGCTTGCTAGGTGCTCCGACCTGTGCCATGCCTCATCCAGTCCCGAGCCTCTGCCTCTGCCCTCGCGTCGATCTCCTCGTCATCAAGCCGCTCGACATCGGCAACCGCGTTGCCGGGCATGGGCACCTGCACGCTCTGTGCGAGCGCGGCTGCCTCGACGATCCCGCGCACCTCGCGCAGAATCGCGAGCACCGCGTCTATCGAGTTCAGTTCCTTGCGCTTAGGCATTCTGACTCCTCCACGACCGCATCCTGCACCTCGGGCGGCGCCTCGATCTCGCGCTTCCGCTTCGCCAGCGTGCCGCCGAGCACGATTGCCTCAAGCAGCCCCTTGACCGGCTGGTCGTCCCTGCTCTTCTTCCTGCGCTGTTCCAGTTCATCCGCGTACTGGAGGAGCTGGACCTTCACGTTCTTGCTGGTAGCCGTGTCCTGCGCCAGTTCCGCGGCGATCCTGATGCGGTCCTGGAGTCCGAACCCGCACTGCTCGAACATGATGCGGATCTGCTGCGGGTCCTCCGAGGCCCGCGTCATCAGTTCGGCCCTGTACGCCGCCTGCACGCGCGGGATCTTGAGCCATTCCTGGCCCTTGCGCTCGGACTGCCTGAGGTTGGGCCACATCTGCTTCGCCGCGGCCTTGATGGTCCCGACATCGGCGACCGTCTTGACGAACGCCAGCTCCTCGGGCGTCACCGGCTCAAGCTGTGTCACCTGCTTCTTCCTGCCAGGCATCTAGTGTCCCCGCCTGTGCCGGTCGCCGGTCGCCTTCGCTGCCAGCGGCCATGTGAAGTACCGGCACGCCGACCAGTAGCCCCATCCGCCGCAGTCCTGAGCGCGCACCTGCCAGTAGTAGGTCGTGCCCTGCGCGAGCGGCCCGAGGTATGCGGTCGTGTCGGACTCGCCGAGCCCCGCGTAGTACGTCCCCGTGCCGCAGGTCTCGCCCCAGCGCACGGCATAGGAGTCGGCGTAGGCGCTGGCAGCCTCCCATTCGACCTCGACGCACGGTGCCTCGTCGCAGAGCGTGGGCGTGATCGGTCCATCAAGCGGCAGCGTGAGGTACGGGACGCCGGTGGCAATGTTCGACGGGTTGATCCAGCCCATGTAAGAAGGCGTAACCTCGTCGGTCTTGCGGACGCTGGAGCCCTGAGCGTCCACCGTGCAGCTCTGCGGCATGAACGCGACCGCAGACGCAGGGTTGGTGGAGAGGTAGTCCGGGTCGCGCTTGAGCGTGTCCGTGCCTGACGGCTGGTAGTATGTGTTGAGCAGGTTGCCGAAGAGCGTGCAGTAGTTCGCCGTGTAGCGCCCGGACCCGCCGGGCCGTCTGAGCGCGCGCGTCGAGTCCGAGTGCGAGATGATCGTGTGGTCGATGGTGAGGTTGTATGTTCCTCCGGCACCGAGCCGGATCACACCGTTGACGCCGCTGCTTGCTACGGCCTCGTTGTTGTAGAACGTGCAGTACGAAATCCTCGACGCAAGCGTTGTCGTGGCGATGGATGATCCGATTGCCGCTCCGCTTCCGCCGGTGCTGCGGTTGTTCGCGAACAGGGACCGCTCGACGACGTAGCCCGGAACACCGGAACCAATCGTTAGAGCCACCGGGGAACCTGAACCCCGACATCCGATGACCTTGATATCCGACAGCGTGACGCCCTTGTCTCCTGCGTACTTGACCGCAGCCGAGCCACCGCTGAGGATGTCCACGAACGAGCAGCGTGCCACGGTCAACGCGACATGCGATGGGTCGATCGCTTCCGTGCTGATGCCGGGACCGCTCGCGGTCGTCGGGCCGATGGGACCGAACACGCAGTCGGTCACGGTCACGGTGTCCGCTGCGGCTGTGGAGGACAGGTAGACCGACGAGAGGTTGCCCGTCCACGCCGACTTCTGCTTGAACGTCAGGTGCCTGATCTTCGCGCTGCCAGCGACGATGAACATGTCCTTGCTCGTCGAGTTGTTGCGAACGATGCAGGCGGTAGCGTTCCTGCTGAACGAGCGGATAGTCATGCCGTCCCGGATC